AACGTGAGCGCATGGTCGTCGACGATCAAGCCTCCTATCTGCTTTCGCAAATGCTCGGCGCCGTGCGGCTAAAGCACGGAGACAAGATCGCAATCACCGTGCACGTGACGAACCCTCGCGATGGAATCGTCGCGACCGATCGCCGGACGCTCGGCGTGCCGGAGCCGATGTGCAAATGAAAGGCGCGAGACGATGGGCGGAATCCAAATAGAGACGACGCTCGATACGCGCGAGCTTGTCAAATTGCTTGAGCAGGCGTCTCGTCAAACCGTGAATGCGTTGCGCCGATCCGTTGACCGGACGGCGCGCGCGGCTCGCAAAGACGCTATCCGAGTCATGGCGCAAGATATCGGCGTTCCGAAGTCGACCTTCTCAAAGAGCGTCCCGCCCGTTCGCGGCTCGACGCAAGGCAACATCTCGGCGACTTGGACGGTATCAAAGGCGCGCATCTCGGCGTTGAGGGTCGGAACGTTTCAGCCTGTGTTGTCGGAGCTTCGCGGTTCATATTCAGGAAGCACCTTCAAGCTCACCGGCGGCGGAAGCGCATCATTGAATATCGCGAAGAGCTTTGTCATGCGCGCGCCGAACGGGGCTCTCTTGCTTATGGTCCGGCATGGCGGCGACATCAAAGCGATTTATGCAGCCGCGCCAAAAACCACGTTGGGCCAAGACGACGGCGCGCCACGCAAAACGTGGCAGAAAGTCGCCGAGCGCGAATTGGCGGCGAACCTTGCAAGCGAAATGGGCGCGGCGCTTGCTGGCGCGTCGCTATCGCCGATCGCCTCATCAAGCGACGACTAAGCCCCCACACAAGCGGCAGGTGGGGCGCTCGGCCACATCTGCAAAAGCCACGCGCCCATTCGCGGAACTCCAATATGTCGCGACACGACACATACGATTAACCGCGCGCGTTCACGCCTCATCAACCTTACCAAAACCTTTCGGGTCCTCCTTGGCGCCCCCCGCGGCGCGTCGCGGGGCGCTGCCGCATTTTTTCGCTTCTCTCTCGGCGACTTTTGCTCACTTCACCCTCGCAAACCCAAGGAATCCGCACATGGCGCGGGCAAAAATCACTGAGCTAATGGCGCAATTCAATCAACCGCACGCGACCTTGACGCAATGGCTTCGTGACGCAGGCGTCGCGCGCTCACGCGACAAAACCTATGACCGTGACGAAGCGGTCGCGGCGATCAAGCTGCGCGTTGACGAAGTTGCGACGTTGCGCGAGCGGCTGACGACGAACGCGCCGACGAAACTTGGCGACGACGCAGCTCGATTGGCGTTGATCGAGTCGAAGCGCGAATTCGCAAGCGAACAAACTCGCCGTATCAGGCTGCAAAACGATCGCCTTGAACAATCGTTGCTCGACAGAGACGTTGTGGCCGCGACGGGCCGCGACATCATCGCACGCGCGCGAATCGCTTTCTTGGCCATCGGTCCGAAGCTGGCGCCGCGCTTGGCGAACGAAACCGACGTGAAGCGCATCTCCGCAATGATTGAAGACGAAGCGCGAGCCGCATTGCTCGCACTTTCCGACTTGGACAACGTGGCGCTCGAATGATCGACTCCGAATTGCAAGCAGCGCTTCTCACGGCGTTCGCGCCGCCGCCTCGCACAAGCATCGTTTCGTGGTGTGAAGCGAATGTCGTTCTCCCCGCGTCCAACGCCGAACCCGGACCGCTAAAGTTCACAGCCTATCAGCGCGGCCTTGTCGAAGCGTTCGAAGACCCGGACGCAGAAACTCTCGTTTTTTGCCTTGCGGCGCAGACGGGAAAGAGCCTCGCGCTCGACGCCGCGCTCTTGCACATGATCGCAAACGCGCCGGGACCCGCGCTCTTGGTTCACCCTACCGAAGGCAAAGCGCTCGACTACGTTCGCAATCGCTTGGACCCGCTCATCGCGTCGACGCCCGCGATCAAAGAGCTTGTTGGTCAAGGCGGGCGAACCGGCGGCGGCTCATCGGTAAGGCATAAGCTTTTTCCGGGCGGCTCGATATCGATCGGGTCGAGTTTCAACGCGGATGACCTCGCGGCGCGTAGCATCAAGACGCTTTTTCTGGACGAAATCGACCGCTTTGCGCGCAGCGCCGGCGCCGAAGGCGACCCCGTGCAATTGGCAATCAAGAGGACGAGAACTTTCGCGAATAGGAAGATCATTCTGGCATCGACCCCGACTGCGAAAAACTCGAGCCGCATTGCAGAGTGGTTTAATCGCGGGACGGCAGAGCGCTTCTATGCCCCATGTCCCGAATGTGGAGCGTATGACTTCTATCGTTTTGAAGACCTCAAGTGGACTCCGGGGAAGCATGAAACCGCACACCTTCAATGCGCCTCTTGTGGTCATGCGATAAGCGAACAAGAGCGCCTCGCCGCGATCGAAGAAGGCTATTGGGAAGCGACAAGCGACAACGCAGAGAAAGGCATTCGATCCTTTCATGCGACCGAGTTGATAAGTCGCTTCTCCACTTTAGAGTCTGTCGCCCGACAAGCCGAAGAGGCCGAAGCGCAGCCCGAACGCAAGCGCGTCTTCTTCAACACCGTTCTCGCGGAAGCATACGACTTCGGAGAAGAGCATCAACTCGACGCGAGCGAGCTACAGCAACGCGCCGAGCCGTTCCCTGCGTTGCTGCCAAAGGCAATCACAAAAATCTGCGCTGGCGTCGACGTGCAAGCCGAACGATTGGAATGCTCAATCGTCGGCTTCTCTGACGATGGTCGCAGCTTCGTGTTGCAACACTATAAGCTCATGGGCGACACGGCGGGCTCAAAGGTTTGGGAAGCGCTCGACGAACTACTCGGCGCAACGTTCCAAACCGAAGACAAACGTCTGTTGCCGATATCGTCCGCCGCGATCGACTCCGGCTTCAACACGTCCTTTGTTGCGCAGTTCGTATCAGCGCAACGCCGCAAGCAACGCAACGTCATCGCGATCAAGGGCGTTGGCGGCTTCGACAAGCCGACAATCCGCAAAGGCTCGCTCTTGCGCGGCTTGACGCAGCTCTACCTTGTTGGCGTCGACAGCGTGAAGGCGAGCATACAGCGGCGGCTATGTATGCAGGAAGTGGGGCCAAACTTCATTCATCTCTCAGATGCGTTGGAGCCTGCATACTTCGAAGGTCTCGCGGCGGAAACGCTGCGCACGCGTTTTGTGCGCGGCTACGCGAAGCTCGAATTCCACAACACGGCGAAGGGCGCCGGCGGCGTCGGCAACGAGCCGATGGATTGCCTTTGTTACGCGATCGCAGTCGCGACGGTAACGAAAGCGCGTGTCGCCGCGAAGGCGAACGACAAACCGAATGTCTCGCTCGCCGACTTGGGCGCGCGACTAAACGCAAAGGGCAAATAGATGACGATCGAACCGAAACAGCCGAAGACCGAGTCGCAGGTCCGCATTGAAGAGCGGACCCGTTTGGCGGCCATTCTCGAAAGCCGTGAAGCCGAGACGCGCCCCAAGGTCGCAAAGGCGCTCGCCATTGACACCAATCTGTCTGCGGAGCGCATCAAGGAAATCCTGGCGACGCTCCCCGAGGAAAAGGAACCGCGCACGAACGCCGCCGCCTTTTTCGCGATGATGGAAAAGGAAGGTCACACCGGCGTCGGCAGCGCGCTCGGCTCCGCGCCGGCCAACGATCCCAAGGCGCAACGCATTGAAGAAATCAGGCAAGCCGCAACGGCGCACAATCTTGCCGCCGGCTACATCTCGCCGCAGCAAGCCGCAGCGCGGGGCCTCAAGGTCCGGGGGATTTGATACATGGCACGTCGACCCAAAGTCACCGGCGATAGTCCGCCGCTCAAGGCGGCCGTAATCGAACCGCCGCAGCCGACGGCGAGCGAAATCCCCAGCGCCCCACTCCCCCACATCGGGGAAGTGGGGCGAACCGCCATAACGACCGCGCCGCAGAATGCGCCGCGCGTCGCCAGCTTTATGGACGGAACGAACGGTCTAGAACCACGTTTGGCTTGGGCCAGAAGCTCGTTCGGAACACCTTATGGCGGGTGGTCATGGAACAACGGCCAGCTCGCAATTTCGATTGGCGGTAGAACGAGTCGTGACTCTGCTCTCGCGAGCAACGTCACGAATGAGATGTTGACGCAAAACAGCGTCGTCTACACGCTCATTCAAAATATCACCGCCGCCGTCATCGGAACCGGCTTGACGCTTTCCAGCAAGCCATGCGCCGCCGCGCTCAATATCTCCGAAGACGAGGCGCGCGCTCTCAGTCACGCCATAGAAACCAAATGGGCGGCTTGGGCAAGCAATCCGTTGGAAGTCGACCTCTCGGGGCGCTTCGATCTTCACGCGCTAGCCGCGGGTTTCTTCAAGCAGTGGCTCACGAACGGCGAGGGCCTCGCGACGCTCGAATGGCAATCGTTCCGCGGCGCCTCGACGCGAACCAAGGTGCAATTGCTCGACGCCGCAGCGCAGCTCGATAGAAGCGTTACGCGACTCGAACGCGACAACTTGAACATCTTGTATGGAGTCGCGTTCACGCCGCAAGGAAGGCTCGCCGGCTTCATGTTGCGGACTCCGGCGCTTGGCTCATGGCAAGCAGCGCCGATCGCTCAGCTTGTCGAATCGCATACGAGTTGGGGCCGCCAGCGCGTCATTCACATTATGGCCTGCGAAGACCCTCGCGCCGTGCGCGGATTGTCGCCGCTCATCGCGGCGTTGACGCCGGCGCAAGAGGAAGCGAGCCTTGCCGAATTCACGTTGGGCAAGGCTCTCGTCCACGCCAGCATAACGAACACTATCGAGTCCGCGTTGCCGACGCATCAAGCCTTGGAGACATTCCAAGTCAATGATCGCGAGTCGCACATCTGGCCACAGTATGACGCTTGGCTGACCGCGAAGGACAGCTTTTATAGCAAGGCGAAACTCGTTCCGGCTGTCGGAACGGTTTTGCACCTGCTTCAAGGCGACAAGCTCGTTCAACATGAGTCGAAGTCTGTCGAGAACACGTTCGAAGCCTTCGACAAATCGATCTTGCGTCGCGCCGCGAAGGCCGGCGGCGTGTCGGCAGAATCCTTGACGGGAAATTATGCTGACACGAATTTCAGCGCCTCTCGTCTCGCCGAAGCGTTGCCGAATCTCTTCACAGAGATTCGGCGCAAGCAAATCGCCGCGCGCTTCTATCACGCCGTGTTCAGCGCATGGCTTGAAGAGCAAATCAACGTCGGCGCAATCGTTACGCCCGAGCATGCGCCGTCGTTCTATGAGGCGAAGGAAGCGTATTGTTGCGCGACGTTCAACGGTCGCGCGCCCGTGTCGAGTGATCCAAAGAAGTCGACGGAAGCAATCATCATGCGGCTTGAGGCTGGCCTGACGACGTTGAGCGACGAACTGGCGGCGGACGGTCGCGATTTGGAGACGCATCTTGAGCAGCTCGCCCAAGAGCGCAAGCTCTTGCAACGTTACGACTTGGAGCATCCGCTCTATGCGACCCTGACAGGCAAACAACCGGAGAACGCGGAGACGCCGGAACCGGCAAGCGGC